GACGTTCGAGTCGCCCATGGCGGTGCTTTCCAGTTCGGCCGAGGTCTCCGTGAAGGAGATGTTCGAAATGTGGTCGCTCAGGTCCACCGAGTTCACGGTGACTGATGCGTCGTTGCCCATGTATTTCGCCACGGGTTACTCCTCTGTCTTCTTGTTGGTCGAGTTGGCCTCGAGGTGGCCGCCCTCGACGAGTGCGTCGACGTTGGCGTCCTCCAGGTCGTTATCCGTGACGAAATCGCCCGGGGTCTTGCCGGCAACCGTGTGGTTGCCGGTGATCTTGAATCGTGCCATCAGGCGATTACCTCCACTTCAAAAGTAGCACCGAGATACTCCGAATCTGCGACGACCCTGCCGCCGTAATCGAAGCAGCGTACGACCTGGCTATCGAACGCATTTCCGGCGAGTGTCTTATCTCCTCGGATCGCGTATTCGACCGAAGCATTGCCAGAGATGTACGCATCGAGGGCGTCCTGCGCGCTGTGCGGTTCCCACCTGGGCACCAGAACCTCGATGTGGAACGTGAACGTCTGGAGCTGGCCGGCGTCGTTGCCTGACTGGTGGTACGCAGCGACCGGATCACCGGGAATGACAACGGCGGCCGGCACGATGACCCGGTCAGGGAACGTGTCGAACACGACCGCGAGGTCGGTGAGGGTCTCCAGGCGGGTTTTGAGTCCGTCACGAATCGCCCCGTAGTCGGCCATCAGGCCACGCCGACGAGGCGGTAGCCGGCCAGCAGCGACCGGATGTCAGGGTCGACCCTCGAGATGCGGACCGCGTCGGCCGACACGCCGGCCTGGAACCCGAGCGGCGAGCTGCGCCGCTGATACAGCCGCGCGCCGAGCACCGTCGCGGCCTGCTGGATCGGGGCCGGCACCGTCATGCCGTACCCCCAGAACGCGGTGACCTCGACGGTCGGCCGGTTCGAGGTGTACGCCGGGAACGCTGCGCCGTCGACTCGTCGGATTCGACGGTACGGGGCGGCGTTACCGTCGACCAGGTACTCCGACGTGACCGTCAGGGTCGTGTCGTAGTCGCCGTCGTTCTCGGTGTCGATCTTGACGACCAGGCCGGTTGTCTGAGCGATGTCGGGCACCTCGACGGTGACGTTGTCGGCCGGCCGGAACACCTTCGCCGTTGCGGAACCGGGCACTACGAACGTGCGGCCACAAATGTTGTCGATCTCGGTTTCGGCGGCGTCGATCGCTGCGTCGATGGCCGAATCCTCGGTCGTGGTACCGGACGGGATGCCCAGATACGTCTTGACCGTCGCCCTCGAGGTGTAGTTCGCCATTAGACGCCCTCAGACGCCCTAAGCGGCCTTCGTGGCCTTCTTAGCGGTGCCGGCCTTCTTAGGCGGTTCAGGTTCCTCACGGGGCTTGTGGACGCGGGCCGGGGCCTGCTTGTCCCACAGATCGTCATAGCTGCTCATGGTGTGTCCTTCCAGGGATGGGGCGGCCGGCCTGCTCGCTGGCCGACCGCCCCGACCGGTGGGGTTACTACAGGACCGCGTTGTAAAGCGTGCCCTGGAGCTTGCACACGGAGTTCGGGTCCCGCACCATGAAGGCCGAGTAGCCGAACGCCACGATCTTGATGGTCAGGTTCGCGCTGCCGACCGAGTCGTAGCGGGCCAGCATCGGTGCGCCGCCGGCGTTCTCCCACAGGAGCACGTCGTCGGATCGCATGATCACGACTGCGTCCTCGTCGGAGCCCGCCCCCAGGTCCGTAGGCATGTTTCCGTCGACGACCACGGGCACTCCGGCGATGGTCCCGACAGCGTTCGTGCCGGCGGCGTTGCCGACCCCGATGACGTTGGACCCGAGCTGCGTGTTCGGGGTGAGCAGCGGGCGGTTGTTGGAATCCAACGAACCGACCAGGTAGCTCCATCGGCGGGGTGCCATGACGATCACGTCGGGCTGCAGGTACTTCGCTCCCGCGACGGTGCCGATGCCCTTGATGATCTTCTGCCACGTCTCGTACCCGGTCGGGCTCGCGTCGTCGGTGTCGATGTCACCGATGCCGGAGACCCGCAGGATGCCGGTGTGCTTGCCGGACGTTCCGGCCCCGTCGATCAGGTCGTGCGTCAGGTTCGTTGCGTACGACAGGCTCAGATCCTCGTAGATCATCTCGTCGATCCGGTCGCCACGCTCGAGGGCCTGACGTGAGATGTCCTGCGCCCCGGCGTAGGTGGCGACCGACGCCGACATGAGCGTGTCGTCGATCGTGGTCTCCGACACCGCCGCGTTCTCGGACGCCTGCGCTGCGACCGTGGACGACGTCGTCACCCTCGACACGTTCACCGTGAGCCCCGACGATGGCAGGGGCAGCTGGCGGCACACGTTTGCGAAGTTGCGGCCGGCCTGGGCCTTTGCGACGGCGAGGTTCACGGCGTACTGGGGTACGACGAGACCGGCCCAGTTGGAGCTCGTCCCGTCGGCCCGGTGCTCGACCTCCATCTCGGACTGGTGGCGGCTGATGCGCCCCTGCGCTGACGGGTCGGACAGCACCTGGGCCCGGTACATGTCCTGGAAGAACGAATGCTCGCTGTCCTCCCGGTACGTCAGCGGCTCGTCGGTGATGGTGACGCGGCCGGCGGCCCGCTCCTGGGGTTCGTCGGTGGCGGCCACCTCGGCCCGCAGCTTTGCGGCTTCGAGGTTGGCGACCTGGACGGCCCGCAGCTCGGTGATCCGCTCGTCGAGCTGGTCACCGCGCGCCTTCAGGTCACGCAGGTTCGTATCTTCGGTCTCGGTCAGGTCGCGGGCCTCCTCGGCGGCCAGGGAGACGATGCCCTCCTGGGTGCCGGAAATCTCGGCCCGCTCTTCGACCAGCTGGTCGAGAAGCTTCATTATCGGTTCACTCCTGGAATCGGTTGATGGTGATTCGAGGGTGCGAACCGGGTGGTGATCCGGCGCGATTCGCGGCGCTCGCTTCTGAGATTAGTACCAGCGGCCGTGCGGATTATTCGACATTGGTCAACAGGTGCCGCCACCGGGCCAGCCTCGGCGCGAGCTCTACGTCGTCGGGGTCGAACGCCCGAACGGAAACGACCTGCGCCTCCTTGTACGCCGGCTGCGTCACGAACCCGACATGGTCGAGACGCGCCTCGAGGCGGGTCACATGGTTCCGGCCGGCGACCTTCTCGGTCCTGTTTCGGATCGGAACGAACCCGACGGACAGGCCGGTCACCATCCCGTCGAGGGCGAGCTGGCGGGCCTCGTCGCCTCGAGCGGTGCGGGCCAACCGGAAATCAGCGACGAGACCGTCAGCGGTTTTCTCCCAGGATGCCGCCATGCCGATCGGGTTTCGGCCCCGGTCGTGCTGCTCGAGCAGCGGAATCCGATCGCCGCGCTCCTGGATGGTCTTGTCGAACACGTTCCTACCGAACGTCTCGACGTAGTCGCCGGCGTCGTACGTCGCCTGCCACGGGGCGACGATGCCGACCAGGTGGTGGCCGTCGTCATCCTCTCGAAGTTCGAGGCCGGCGAGCTCGACCGTGCGGGTTTCGACGTCACTCATCGACGGTCTCCTCCGGCTCGAGTGCGGGTGCGGGTACGGGGTCGAGATCCTCGAGGGCCCGCACCTCGTCGATGGTCAGGAACCCGGCCCGCAGGCCGACCTCGTGCGCCTGGTACCGGGCCATCGTGTCGGACCGGAGCAGACCATCGAGGTTGAACTTTGCTTCCTGGCCGCGAGGAAGTAGCTGCGACAGGCTCGCCTCGAGGCGGGCGATCCACGGGCGCAACGTGTACGAAACGAACAGCTGCGTGTCCTGCTGGACGTTCGAATACGTCTTGGAGTCGCCCGACGCGACGCCGACGAGGAACCCGGGTACGCCGAACACGGTGCACACGGCCCCGGCGTTGAATCGCCGCGAGTCGAGCAGCTCGAGGTCAGCGTGCGAGAACGACAGTCCCTGGTAGGTGACGCCGCCCGACAGGACAGCCGGTGAGCGTTGCCGGCCACCATGAGCGGCAACGAAAGCGGCCTTCAGGGCCTCGGATTCGTCGCGGGTCATCTCGGTTTCGGATTGGATGACGCCGGTCGGCATCGCCCCGTTCACGAACGCTTCTCCTGCGTAGTCCTCGCCGGCAATGGCGAGACCCATGGTGCGGCGTTGCACAGCGAGCGGGCCCAGGCCGGTCGTGTGGCCGGGAAGGGTCACGCCTCGAACGTGGAGGATGTCCTCAGGGTCGTATTCCTGGCCGGCGATCCGGTACACCGTTTCGCCGGTCGGTTTCGTCTGGACGAACACGGCCGAAGGGGCCAGCACCACCAGGCTGGTGGGGTGGCCCAGCTGGTCGCGGTTGCCGACCAGGGCGTACGCGTTGCCGTCGATAAGCAGCGAAGTGACGAGGGCGGCGACCGTGTCGACGCGCGTTTCGGACGGGTCGGGGATGTCCAACAGGCGGGGCGTGTCGACCTCGACGCCGTGCCGGTATGACCCGAGCGGCAACGACGCAATCGTGTCCGCGATGATCTGGACGCATCGGTACGCCGCCGGGATCGACAGGATCGTCGATTCGTTGACCGACACGGGCCCGGTCGTAGCCTGCGGCATGAGGCCCAGGGTCGGCAAAACAAAGTTGTCGGCCCGCTGCTCGACGGTGGGCCGTAGGAGACGGGCCAGCATCACTCAGCCCTGGCGGCCAGCTCGAGGGCGAGACCGACCGCGGCGCAGGCAACGCCGGCACCGAGGCAGAAAATCCAAATGCCGCCGATCATCCATAGGGAGAGCATCGCGACGAGAACACCGGCGGTCTGGAGAAGGGATCCGAAAATCGACATGTAGCGCCTTAGAAGATTGCGGGTTTCGGTTTCGGTTGGTGGGCAGAAACGACGCCCCACCTAGCCAGAGTAGCCGCCACCAGGGGCGTGATATTCACGGTCGAGCGTCGATTCCACGCCCACTGTTCAGCGAGGTTTCGTTTCGACGCGGCCCCGACCGCGTCGGTCAACAGGCGATCCCCGAGGTGCGTGACGGTGCCGTCGACGACGCCGTCGTAGAACGACCCGCACGCCCTCGCGTAGTCGCGCATCCCCAGCGGGATGACCTGCACGCCGGCCCGCTCGAGCTCCATGATCAGCGACCCGGCGGGTGCGCCGCCGTCGATGACGACCGGGGCCCGCCATTTCTGCCACAGCTCGAGCAGCCGGTCAGGTAGCCAGCCGACATGCGGGCGATGGTCGACGATCTCCACCGGCGTGAATGCGCCGTTACGGCCGCACGCCGCGATGGTTGCAGTATCGCGCTGGGGTGAGACATCGACGCCCAGGACGACCTCGAACCCGATCGCGACGTCAGGCTTTTCGAGCTTCTCCCAGTCGTGCATCGCTATGACCGCTACGGCCTCCAGGGCCGGCCACACGTTCAACCATTCGCGGGCGAACAGTTCCGGTTCGGTGGTGCTGGCCGCTTCCTCGACAGCGTCGAGGGTCACGCCGTGAATCTCGGTAAGCGTCGGGATCGCCTGATGCCACACCTCGGGGTCGAGCGGGTCGAACTTGTCCTCCGACGGGGCCCATTCCAGCCACGCCAGCGACCTCGACGTCTGTTCGTGCCCGAGGTTCCGATAATGGGCCAGCATCGTCGAGTTCGAATCGCCGGCATTAGACAAGATCCACAGCTGCGCGTTGTCCCTGGTCGCCATCGTCGGCTGCAGCGCAGCGATTACGTCCATGTCGTGCGTGAGAGCCTCGTCGATCACGACCAGGTCGATGGTGAGACCCCGCGCACCTTTCCGGTTCGGGGTGACGACCCGGTACTGCGCCCCGTTCTTCATGTGGAGGGCTTCCTGCCCGTTGGCCCTGGTCACCCTCGCCACCCGCTTTGCCAGGGACGAATCCATGATCCGGTCGACATGCTCCTCCCATTTACCGCGCGCCATGTTCCGATCCTGGGCCGTGAACGCGACGATGTGGCCGTCGTGGAGAAGCTCCAGGGCGATCCTCGACGCGGCCAGCGCCGTCTTGCCGTTCTGCCGGCCGACCGACACGCCGACCGTCCGGTACGCGTACCGGCCGTCCACATGCTCGAGGGCGACGTCAGCGGCGTGCTGCTGCCAGTCAAACAGCCTGAACCCGAGCGCCTGAGCGACCATGCCGAGGTGCTGGCCCCTGGTCTGCCGATCAGACCTGGCAGTTCCCCATCTAGGTGGGATCACGGCGCAGCTCCAGTATGAGCTCGTCCCAGATGTCGCCGGCCTCGTCGACGCCGAGCTCGTGAATCGTCCGAATGATCTGATTAGCGATGTTCGCGACGTTGCCGAGACCGTCGCCGGTCGTCTCGATCCGATCCCACGCCCTGGCAAGCCCCAGCAGCGATTCGGCCAGCACCGCGTTCGGTTGGGCGAGGCCGGCCAGCACAACCTGGGCGGCTTCCTCGTGGTGCTTCACCACGACCTCGAGGTCTTAGGTTGAGCCCGCCGCTTGTTCGACATTGCAGCACCTCGGGAT